GACCAGACTATTAGCGCTTCGGGCTCGTACGGCCTTACCAAGCGCGTACGTTCTGGTCCGGGCCCCAAGCGGCAAGCTGTAGATCTTAAAATAAATTTGAAGAGAGTTCGAAAACAATATACAAGCAACAAGCATCAAGCCACAAGCACCAAGCCTCAAGCGCCAAGCTCCTCGAAGAAGAGGCCACAAGCCTCAAGCCCCAAGCAGCAAGCCTCAAGCGACAAGCCACAAGCTGCAAGCTCCGTGATTCTTGAACCTTGAAAAAGTTTTACGGACCTCTGACCGAGGCACTTTACTAAGATAAATGAGTTGTTAGGATGGCGTACATGGAACGCTATTTGATGCGGACTGAACCGGACTTTGTTACCTTTTGTTACCTTTAATTCTACTGTGAAAAAGACGCCAGAATTATTATAGCCCAATAGATCGGGAGTACCATGTAAGCTATTATTTTCAAGTCTAATCCAGGAAATTTGTGGTATAGATTTTTTAACTTCTTCATAAAATTTACGCTCTGGACCCATGTTATTTTCGAGGTAACATGCAAATTAAATTAATAGTCTTTTATGTAACCAGGAGGAAGTATTAACTTCTCTTCTTTGTTAGGTTTCAGGACTACTCTGATAGACATGTCTTGTGGGTTTGAGCTTTCATGCACTTCGATACGCCTAATCTCTTCAAGATAACCACCGGGAGTCGCAATGTATATTCTTGCATTACTTACAGCATTTCCCTTAGTACCATTTGTAAATCTATCTAGATACTCCTGAAGGTGCTTGACGTACATATAAACTTTCGATTCTTGACTTTATAGGACACTTATCTTACATTGTCAATCATGGGAGTACCAAAAAGACTAACTGAGATGCAAATGAGGTTTGCCGAACTACTAGTGTTTGGTGACAAAGACGGACCGCTGTCGCAAACAGAGGCAGCAATCCAGGCTGGATACTCACCAGCAAGAGCAAGACAAGAGGGATCTGAACTTACAAATCCTAGACTATCACCTTTGGTTGTTGCTTACATATCTGAACTAAGAGAAGAAAGACTATCCAAACACGAAGTAACTTACGATGGCCACATAGCTGAACTTGATAGAATCAAAAGAGCTGCTTTGAAAAAAGACTCTTTCTCTGCTGCAGTCAATGCGGAAACAAATAGAGGAAAAGCGGCAGGATTATATATAGACCGTAAAATAATAAAAACAGGAAAATTAGAGGAACTATCAGAGGAAGAACTAGACAACAGAATGAAAAAAATAAGAGAAGACTACGGCCAGATAATTGACAACAAGATTTCTTCATCTAAAGTTTCTGAATCTTCTTTACCCACTGACGAGGAATCATAGTCCGATCCCCAAACGTAATACCATCATCATCTTTATCGTAAGATGCGAATAGTTTTACAGAAGTTTTATCTTTTGAATACAACCAGCCTTCGTTAACAGGTTTTGCTAATTTCATTTTATCAAACTCTTTATCAGTAGCCCAGCCAGAGTCACTGACACAATCAATCCACTCCACTCTGACTCTCGGATAAGGTATATCGGGAGAGTTATCAGTTGCAATTCTTTTACGTCTTTTCCTAGGCATAATCAGTTTTTACTCTTTCGACACCTAGTTGACAATTTATTTTTTTGTTGCGCTAAAATTAAAAAAAACTGAAAAGGTATCGCAAATGCTAAAATTGATCTATAAGCGTTGGTATTAAACATTAATTTTTCGACACCCCCCCCCTCGCAAGGGTATCGCAAGGGTATCGCAAGTGTCGAATTTTTTGGTCCAAATGGTGAACAAACCAGTGTTACCTTGAATTTGCGACACCTTTGCGACACCCATTCGACACCCATTCGACACCCCAAGTGTCGAATTATAATACCTGTTTTGCCACATTTTTGTCATAATGTAGCTCCATTACTGCCATCTTATCTTCAGCAGAAGATATCTTAGCTAACAGCTTATCTACCTCACCTGTAATATCAGGATGCTCAGGTATAATAAGTTCTTGTTGACTGAAGCACTCAATTTTATATTTTGCATCTTCAATCTCAGCTTCGTATCTCTTTTTTAGAACCATTCTAAGTTTATTATTCATCGTCCTCCTCCATTTCTCTCATTTCTATATAGCCATCTTCGTCTTCATACATTACCCACTGGGTTTCACCATCGTAGTAATAACCATGAATCCTACCTTTACGCTCCATTAAAAAAGTCCTCCGGATTTATTTTTACTTTTGCTTTCTCTTTTTCATCAAAGATTAACTCATGATACATATCTAATCTTTTCAAAAACTTATGTTTGTACTGCCTTAATTCTGCCCCTTCTACAACAAATTCTTGATAGTATAAGTCAGGTGTACATACCATGATTACACCCTTTTCAATTGCAGAACCATGAACGTAGTCATGCGCCATAGCATACGCTGCAATCTGCAGATAATAATCTTCGATCCATTCTTTCTTCTTCGGTCTGTTTGCTTGTTTAAAATCTACTATTGCATCTTTACCATTGTGATTACAAACCAGGTCAGTAGACCCAGCGTATAACCCAGGATAATACATTGTGACTTCCGAGCCGTAATACTCTTCAACCGGTGCAAGACCAATCTCAATAACTTTCTCGGCCATGGACTTCGCCTCTTGTCCGATCCCTGTAAGATCATCGTAACCAACGCCTGTAATATAACATTCGAGGAACTTGTGCATGGATGTTCCCCGCCTACTACTAAGATTTTTAATTCGTTCTGCTTCTGCTTCACCTTTTTTTGCTATCCAATCTTTTAGAAATTGTTGATCTTTGGTACGCCCTAATATAGTAGTTACCGACGGAAGTCTATACCCTGCAACATCATAGATCCGTGATCCATGGTCCGTGCTCTGTATACCATTGATATATTTGTATTTTTCGTTATACTTGATGGCCTTACCAATGTTGTGATATTCTCGTATATCTTCTTCACTCATCATTCTAAATCGTCCCAAGGCCTGAAGACATACTTATTTTTATTTTCACGTACGTTTCGATAAACCTTTCTTAATATCAAAAAAGCTACACCAGCCCCGATTGATAGAGCAATGACTCCAACAAATAACATACCTAGTCCTTGTTCCGGTGTCATAGTTTTCTTTTTAACTCCTCTAAATATTTAAAATTCTCTTCGTTTCTAATTAATGTTTCATGTTGTTTCCGTTGTTGTTCTTTAATAATACTAGCTTGTTTGTTCCAAGCCCAGGTATTAATCTTACCGGACCAACCCATTACCCATAAATAAAATTTTAACATCATTCTAGTGCCATTGCCTTTTTATATTCTTCTAAGCTTACAACTTTTCCATTCATCACTTTACCACTATCAGCATAGTGTTCAAGTATCTGGTTGATCTTAGGTAGTTTAG